TGCTTGTTGCAAGTCTCAACCGGGTAAGGGCCAGAATTGATTTAACATTGCCACCAAAGTGACTTGTCGTTATATCTGTACCAGTTGAGTCTGAATACGTAGTAAGTCCAGAAAAGGCTTTCATGTTTGCAGTTGAAGACCACTGTGAGAATTTCACTTCGATCAATACTGGAGTTGTTGTCGAGCCATTGACATTTCTTACTTCATCAAACCACTTTATTTGACTATCAGCAAAATCACCATCTTCAGGATCAGATGCTCTTGAGTCTCCTGAAGTAATCCTTTGGCCTTGCACCACCCATCCATAATCAGATGCTCCAGTTAACCACCCGCCAGAAGAGCCAGCCTGAAAATAAGGTCCATTGTCCGCACTGAAGACGACATCGCAAACCACACTGATCATGTCATAACCGCCTAGCCCGGTTATTTCATATGGAGAGGTTTCAGACGATAGATTGTAGCTAGCTATGTGCTTCCAACCACCAGTGGGCGTCTGACCAACGCTGCTGTTCTCAATGTAGAATTTGCTGTTGTAATAAGTTACACGGTATGGAATTGATATAACGAGATCGCCGGAAATTGTCGCATCACCATTCGGACGATATATTGATATGGCTCCAACTGAATCAACATTCAGTGTAGCTGCAGCAGTGGTCGTTGCGGCCGGAATTATTATGAACGACATGCCATTGACGTAAGCTGTCAGTGCAGGATCGGCAGCAGCGGTTATAGTATTGGTACCGGCAATCGATCCCAGCAGCTGGGGAGATCGTTCATACAGAGATGCTAGCTCTGTATTCAAAAGATCGACATGGGCCGACATCGTTCTTGGGCCGGTATTTGGTAATGATCCTACTGGCATCTGTCAATCCTCTATTGGTGTATCTCAGGAGCCTCATCGACCAAGGTCAAACGAGCGTTGAAATCAGAAACTCTTTCAATGTTAAATATTCTGCAACGCTTCACAACCCTGCCCGGTCTACCAACAGCAACTAACAACCCTGCTTGAATAGTTCCGGGATCGGCTAAAGGAGTTGACAGTGTGAATGTTGATGTGTCCATCGTTTCATCAATGTCAAGTGTCAACGTTGAGCCATCATTCTCTTGTATCGTTATCGCAGATTCAGAAGTATCTCCGAAGATGTCCGCTGGAGTAAAGATATTAGCCTGAGCGAAAACATCAATTGTATATGCCTCAATCCTAACCGCTCCATCAAGCACCAGTCCAGTTATGTTCCCTGAGTCTGTCGTCACCGATCTTATGAATGCAGAGTCATATATCTTCGAGAGAAAGTCATTGCTTATAGCCACCAGTCCACCGCGCGGTGTTACCAAGTGACACATGTCCGATTCAAAAACATAACGGTTCTGCCGATAAACAAGTTGATCAACATCTAGCTTCGCTCTAGTGCGGACCTTCATCCGTTTTGTGATTCCATCATAACGGATTGTATCAAACAGCGTTGCATTCAAAGCACTATAGCCGGGAAAGTAAACAAGTTCCTCTGCTTGAAGATAGCCATTGTCAGCATCAAAGAACTCTGCAACTATAGCATGAGGTAGATTATTGAATGACTTCTCAACAATCATGCCGCGAGAATTGCGCTGTGAGAACAGCTGGGAAGGGGCATCCGAGCTAAGATCGCGCTCTTGAATCACCGACCACTTTTCAGACTGCTGTGGCACTGCAAATCCAGAAGCGGCTATGATTTGCTTGCACTGATCTACTGTGTACTGGTTAGTTACAAAGTTGCACTCATAGCCTTTGTTGAGGCATCGAGTGTACCAATCAATCAGCTCTGTGTCATCTATATTGGCATCAACCAATGCACGAGAATTAAGACTAGAGGCCAGGACGTGACGGTACAGTGCTGCCGGATTATTGGTCGGAGCTTCTTCCCAATCGGCTCCGGACGCAACACCTATGGATATCCAATCAATGTCGTATTCACCAGTTCCATTATCATCAAGGTCGAACCGTATTTGAGTTATGGTGTTGTCAATCCAATCCGTCCCACCGGAATCAAGGTCTGTCATATCGAGATCGATCTCAACATATTCTCCGGTGATCAACTCCCCTTCTGGAATGTCCTTGCTGTAAGATGAACTAATTCCGTGACCAGATGTAATATACCTAAGAACGCCTTGATAACCTGTGCTTGGGGTGATCTCCTTTATCCGTAAACGGACATTGGTAAATGTGCCACCATCAAGATTGATGGCTGGACTAAGTAGCGCTGCATCACTCCCAGTCGGAGCAAAATTGATGGCTGTTCCAGACTGGGTGAGTGTCGCAACGTTGACGGTCCAATCCTCGATATCGTCATCAAAGTGCCATAGATAACGGTCCATTGATTCTGCCCACGATTGAAAGTCAGCAGATATAGAACCAACCTCAACTCCAACAGCCTTGATCGCTATTAGCGTCAAATTGCCTTGGGTAAACGGATAATCATCAGACTTCGTTGTGACAGTTTCAACTATGACTACTCCATTCTGATCATCCTGTGGATTTGAAACTGTATATGGCGCGGATGAAGAATTGCTCTCATAAAAGTCTATCGCTCCACCAGACCAAGTGTATGGAATTCTGCCCCATTCAGAATAAGCAATCTGTAAACCTCTTTTGATCCTTACCTCATACTCTCCTTTAGGAAACACAGCCGGATCAAGATAGACCTGATATCCATCTTTGTAAGTGTTGGTGTGAGCTGCATGATAGCCAGATGGCAATTGAAAATAAGAATCAGGTTTCCATTGATATGATTCAGGAGTATCACCATACGACATAACGGCAAAATTTGAAAATGTTTCTGGATCAACGCCGGTGGCAGGTTGCTTTCTCCATATCAATGATATCTGAGAGCGAGTTGGTGCTGACTGCGCATCTCTTTCACAAAAGAAAAGTTCCGGTCCATTGATCCATGTATCCGATCCGACTAACCGGAATTGAAATGCCACAGGGTGCATCGCTCTTGTCGATGTTCCTTGCGTCATGCCAGCTGGCCAGAACAAGCGGATCAAAAATTCATCTGCTGTGCCTCTTGTTTTGAAATTCTGATATTTTGGATAAGAGCTTTCTGGATCGTCTTGAGAAAGCAATTGAGTTACGTCTTCTATTGCTATCAAAAAATTGCTAAGAGCGCTGCCAACGCCTTGCTCAACTCCTGACTTTCCATCGAACAAATCTATATTGGTGTCTGTTGAGAAGCCATTTCTGATCTGATGTTCTATTCCAGTGAAGTCTTCAATCTTAGCATTGTTTATCCATATATCATCGACTGAATGAGAGCCAGCCAATCCGACCATAGCATTGGCGACAACCTCGCCATCAATGAGCTCTGTCCATGGGAACATAACATGCGGTGGAGACACCCTCATCTTCCCTAGAACTCGCTGAACATAATCCCTGCGAGACAGAGGGTTGCCAGTTACACCAGCAATCTCCCTAGCTTGAAAAGAGGCTGTGCCATCATTAGAAGCTATTGGAGGAGGAGCTAAGGCGCTAATAGCCAATTGGCCTACTACTGTAAGCCCTAGGGCTGCTGCCTGCGCTCCAAATGTACCAGCAGCAAAGCCTGCCCCAAGGAAAGGCGCTAACGCTCCAGCAGACACAAATGAAGCCGCTGCTATGACCGCAATCAGAGCTACTATTGAGATGATTTCTTTTGTATCACCGCCACCTCCCTTTGGGTAGATAGTCAGCGACAAGGCTGTGCCTGATTTAATTCTTACACGAGACCACCAGCTCCTTGGGACCTCTGTTCCACCGATGGCAGCTCGCCCATTGGACCAGACATTGTCCGGGATGTCGCGAACCATAGAGATCAATTCCTCGATGGTTTTACCATCTGGCAAGAGGTGGAAGTATCTTGCATTGTGGGATGGCTCCACTCTTAGGATCAATGTGCTCATCGAGAAAATGCCTTGTGTCGATACATGCCAACAATTCTATTTTTAACTGTTGGATTATTCAAATCAATCAGAACTGAATTCTTCCCACGCTCTGTGTGTAACAATTTATTATCAGCTGGAACTATCCCGATGTGACATGGAAGTAAAACTGGACCATTCGATGTGATCGTTCTTCCGAGCATAATCACAACATCAAATATCTTCGGCGGTCCGTCTACTATGTCCCAGCATCCTTCACCAATCTCTTCATCAATGTGACGACAAACGCCTTCGCCATCAACAAAAGAAGTCTGCTCGAAGGTTGGAACGTCAACCCCAGCATCCTTAAGCACAAGGCAGACCAGACCCCAGCAGTCGCAACCGGCTTCATCCCTGCCGCGATCAACAAATGGAATGTGAAGATATTTATCAAGCCAACGAGTGTTCATGCCTTGTGCAAATTCTGGAAATTTGATGGCCTGACACGGATGTTTGGGAATGGTTCAGTTGCGTATTGGCGAATCATGATATCTCCAGAAACTTCAAGTCCGTTCCGGGTTGTGTTTCGCAATTCGTAAGATGACCAATCCTTCAATTTTGTGTTCGGATCGACGGAAGAAACGATTGACATGCCAACCGTCGCAGGAGTTGATATTGAATCAATAGCTTCACCAATCTGCCTATCAACGTTGGCAATCGACAATCTTGCAACCGGCTCTGTTTCGTTGTCGCTAGGCAACTCGATATTGAATGGGAAATAGATGTATATGTTCCCATTTGAATCTACGCTTTGCCCTGAATTGTTCAATCGTATAGGCGTTTCAATATCAGGATGAGTTATCTCAAGCAAAACAATCGCAACATCTGAAGTGGACTGATTGAGTATTCCAGATGTCCAACGGCTCAGTATCGTTCCTGAAAATAGATCAGGCTTTCCAACTGTCGGCGCTCTTGTTGATATTCCAGCCACTTGTCAAATCCTATACAGCGTCAGGGACGCCAATATCAAATGCTGCAATAGAGAATGTATTACCAGAGGTAACTGATTGGGATGAATCAAGCTCTCCGGTCGCGAGCAGTTCAGTTCCGGTTACATCAACTATGGCCCAGTGTGTAGCAGTTCCGGTGACTGTTACATCACCATCGACAAAAGCAGCAATGGTTGACTTGCGACCGTCCGGAGATCGATCTGCCTGAATTCCTACAGTGATAGTTTGCTTGTCGCCAATGGTGTAGGTCGATGTGGCTTCAGCATATGTCACAGGCTCCTGCGAACAGATGTGCAAGTCTTCTGCATTATCGATGATGTATTGCAAATATGCATCGGCTGCATTATCAGTTATGAATGGCACAATTCAACTCCTAGTAATTTCTTCTCAGCGAACAGGCGACCTTGTATATGCCTATGCTGATCATCGAGTGAGAAGGTGAGTCATCCCAAAACCAAGTTTCTGAAGCGTCGGTCTCTGGATTGGTAAACGTAAATGGGATAATGCCTTCAAGACACTGGTTGAAATAGAAATCATCAAGAGTTGCCAATTGGGCTGAAGTCAATATGAGATTGAAGCTGGCATAAGAAACTGAGACGCTGGCACGTCTACGCTCCAGAGGAGAACCAACTTCAGGCTTCATGCGTATGACATTAGGTTCACGCTTATAGGTCCATGAACCAACCAACGGTCCACCCGGAAAGCTGCCTGTTGTCGGCCAGACTTTAGTCATCCCTATCTCCTAGCAACAATTGGTCTTATGTTGAATCCCTGCTGGCGTCTGAGTCCAGAAGGTAGAGCTTCATGGATCGCATCTCGAACATAAAGTCTCTGGAACCGATTTCCCTCTGCATCCGTACCTTGTGGACCTTGCTCGACCGTGGCCTTTGATTCATTGATGATGGTTACGTTGTTCCCTCCAGAGTTGCTTTCCTGACCGGGCTTGGTAACTGAAACAGTTTCATCCGGGGAAGCTCTGAAGGCAACTAGCTGGCTGTCTATTCCTCCAGCGCCACCAACATTAAAGGACCCACCAGAAGCAAAGCCGGGGAGCGCCCCAAACAGCCCTCCAGCGCCACCTCCAGTGGGCCCAATACTTCCGCCAGCAAGACTGGTCAGAAGTTGCCGCATGACGTTGTTTGCAAGAAGGCTACCAAGATCGCTGAGAAGGTTCTTTAGTGCATCCCGGAAGCGGAAAGTTCCATCAATCAAATTTTCAAATACACCAGCTCCAGCATTCTGGAAAACGTCTACAAAACTTCTCATAAACTTTTGAGCATCAGTGAGCTCAACCTTAAGAGCCTTCTTTGCCTTCTTAGTCTTCTCAGCTGCCATCAATAATGGAGCTGCGATCTTGTCTGAAGTTACTGGAGCATCCTCTTCAATTTTCTCAGCTACCTCTGACCAAATATCATTAAGTTGTCCGAGACTGTCTTTGACAAGGTTCTTTGTTCCCTCCACAGCAACACTAAGGGAATCAAACGCTCCAGAGAAGTCCAAGGTGATAAGTCTGCTAGCAGCTTCAGCCACCGCTCCGATCCAAAGGACAAGAGCCTTGAATTGAGCGATCAGGATTACTGCACCGGAAGCGATCAGCCTGAGTGTCCCTCCTAGAGCCTGACCTATAATACGAAAGGCATTGGTGTTCTTAGAAGCATTCAGCATCCACGTAGCAAGCGACTGCAGAGCTGGAAGCATGGCTTGAGTAAGTCTATTGGTTACGCCTTGGAAGACCATGCGAATGCGCGTCATAGTGTCGTTGAACTGCTCTGCTGCCTTGGCGGTCTTGGTAGAGATTGTGAGGCCAAGGGCATCAGCCTCTTGCATCATCTTCTCCATCCCGGCAGCGCCTTCGTTCAGGAGAGGTATCATTGTCCGTCCAGCTCGCCCAAAGATCGACATAGCCAGAGCAGTCTTGCCGGCACTATCCTCCATCACAGAGAACCTATTGGCTACCTCTTTCATAACTTCTAGTGAGTCTCTGAGATGGCCATCAGAGCCAACGACAGATATACCTAGAGCCTTGAATGCTAGAGCCTGCTCACTCGTCGCAGTCCTAACCGAATCACTCATAGACTTAGCGAACTTCCCAAGGCCATTAGTCAATTGGCCAAATTCAATTCCTGCCAGTTCAGCAGCGAAGCGCAATTGAGAAAGAGCCTCAACGCTGACGCCGATCTGGCGAGAGGTCTTTGCGAGATTGTCAAAGTCATCGATGGCACCTTTGACCGCTCTTCCCATACCGGCGAAGGCTGCTGTAACTGCAGCGACTGCCACAGCCAATCCGACCTTGACTGCCTGCCCGAACTTCTGAAGAGCACTCTGAGATTTGGCAAGACCCTTCTGGAACTTCGCACTGTCCAATCCAAGGTTTACCCGGAGAGCACCAATCACACTATTTGCCATCTTTCGTACCCTTCAAATTCAACATAGCAGTAACCGATTTGGCGACTGCATACATTTCCTGCCAAGTCATCTTTCTCTTCTTTTTGGTTCTGTTAAGAAGAGTTTGCAACCGGGGAAGTTTCTTTGTCCTACTCAAAGCAGCCAAATGCCAAGCGGCATAAAGTGCTAGCTCATATTGGCTCTTCTTGGAAGCAACAGCGCCCTTCAAAATGTAATCGATCTCCCTGAATGAGAGCTTCCAAAAAAGCTCATAGGGCTGACCGGCTTCAATCCATCCTGAGATTTGGGCTGGCCAGTCGATTACCCGGCTGTTGCTTCCAATCCCTCCCCCGCAGAATCATCAATGTTGAGCTCTGGATAGGCAGCTCTGATGAGCTCAGCAAGAAGTTCGCCGGTGGCACTTGGTCCAAGTTCATCCACCATCTCACCAGCTTCTTTTAGAGATGTCTTTGGCTGGAACTCTGAAGATGCATAAAGTACCATAGTGCGCAAAACATTCAAGCTGACATTTCCCACTTCTATATCATCGATAATGTCTGCGAAACTTTTTCCGACAGATGTCTCGACATTACAAATAGCGTTAGTGCCAAGCTTGAACGCAAAGTCTTTTCCGCCGACAGTCTTATTGACGACGCTTCTGTGTGCATTAGTCATTTGTATACTCCTTGGGGCTAATGACTACTTATTAAGCAAG